CTGTTTGATAGTATTCTTTCTCAGCTTTTTCTAGCTGATGATTCTCTTCCTCAATCCTTGAGGATTCAGAGCTTTCCCCAAAAATTTTATCCCACGCTTTATCAAAGCTAACCCTGTTTGTTGGCCGCTGTTTAGAACCTTTGCTCATTATATTTAACCTGTTGATAATTGTAGCCCGTCCCGGGCAGTCTTATTGCTTTTAAGTTGTTAAGAGAAGTGATGTCGAATAACCACAGGTTCACAAAACACCGCTATAGGTTATATCCTTACTACTGTTAACCTGTTCACAGCAAGGCCATATTTCATGCATCTGCTGTGACACCACAGGCTCGCATAATACCGCTATAGGTTATTTCAGATAATCTAGAATCTTTCTGAAGGTACTCAACACCTGATTGTCTTTGATATTTACGTCATCCACAATGATGTCGAACACAATCTTCTCGCCATGATCACCAAACTTCTTATTGATCCTTCTCATTGTACGAGAGAAGATCAGGAGGCCATTGGTATATCGGTCACCGCCATTGCCACCACCAAAGGTGTCGCTCATTGATGGGGTTTTGACGTAGACATTAGCCCTTGTAGCTTGGTTTAGAATCCATTCAGCGGTAGTGTGATGATGAATTTCTATCTTCTTGGTCAAAAGCAACCGATCAATATACAACTGATCAGTCACCTTAACCCTAAGAAATGCGCCATCGCTCTGCTCAAGTGAAGTCTTGTGCCGCCTATGCAACTCACTTGTGCCTGTCTCGTTTACCTGTATATCAGAGATTCCAGTCATCGTCAGTCTCATGCCAGTCGTTGCTTCTGCCGTCACTGCCGCCACTTGGTACAAAATCACCATAAGAGATGTCGGTGTAACGCCCTGTTGGAATGTCGTAATCTAAGCTTATCGTACCAGTTGTGCCTACCCATTTGAACCTGCACTTCCAACAATGTATCTCAACATTCTTATCCTTGTCCAGATGCACAGTGATGCCCAAGTCAGCCTTAGCAAAGAATGCCGCTGACCCTGAGATGTTCATTCCTTTGGGTACGGGCGTAGAGCCGTCCTGATTGGTCATCATCTTGGCAGGGTGGGCTATGAACCAGATGTGTACGTCATGCGCTCTGGCAAAGGTAACAAGCCTAGTAAGCATCTCATTGATGCCCTGATGCTCATTGTCTACCGAACTGCTCTGCTGAATGTAGTTATACGGGTCAATGACCAGACCCCTAACACCTAGACGCATGACAGCCTGCTTTGCCCTATCTAGAATGCTGTCGATGGTAGCTGAGTCTCCTCCCCTCTGCTCTAAGAAAAGAAAGTGATCGGTTACCCAGTTGAGAGCCTCAGTTTTTTCATCACCACTCATCCTTGCAGTCTTGCCCTCAAAGAAAGGTTTACCGATATACTTCTCAGATAGCTTTGCGATATGTAATGGTGGCGGGTTCTCAAACGAGGCAACGGCAAACTTCCAACCCTCTCTTCTCGCCAAGTTAACCATAAGCTGATCAATGAATTCAGATTTCCCACTGCCCGGAATTCCAGTCACTATACTTAACTGCCCCTGAACAACGGTAAACAACCCGTCAACACTCGCAAGACCTGTAGATGCCCCGCCAACTATACCTTCTTTGTAAAGATGCTCAATGTCATGGGTATAATCATCCGCAGAGTAGACCCCCTCAAGAGGTACAGGCTTGGCGTTTTCCATCATTTTTCTTACTGCCTCAGAACCATGATGCTTCAACACATCGTTAGGGTCTTTGCACCCATCTGGGTACTCAACAGTCCAACACTTAGCCCTACCTATTCTCCTTGCCAGTTCCTCGCTAAGAGCGATCCCCGCCTCATCCTGATCGGTGGCAAGGATAATTCGTTCAGCCTTGTCTAACTGCTCCCTAGCCGCCCAGACGTAAGCGAACTTATTGTCCTCCTCTGGGTTAACCTTTCGGTTGCTTACCTTCTGGGGCGCACCGTTGGGTACACTCACTACATTCTCAAGACCTGACGATGCACAGGCTAAGAGGTCAGTCTCGCCCTCGACAATAAAAATATCCTTGGCATCTTCTTTTACCTGATCAATGCCCCACAATGTTCTTGCCGCGCCATCCTGAGTAAAGTTCTTACCCTGAATAGATCGCCACTTCACAGCCTCACGATCCCCATAAACAAAACCAACTGCATCCATTTCACCAGACCCGTTAAAATATTTTGTCCCTGACACTACTGAGTAACTTGTCACAGATAATGGGTCGATGCTTCTGCTGAGTAAATATTTGTTGATAAGTTCTTGATTGGATGCACTTGGCACTGAGATAGCCCTCACTTTTTGTGGTTTGACTTGCGTCTGAATGGAGGGCTTGTTATAGCGTCCTGACAAGCCGCAGTGGTGACACTGGTACAAACAATCGCCACCATCTATGGTCACACTGAGCGTTTTTACGTTCTTTTTCTTTCTTTCTGTTGAGCATTCAGGGCAAGGAACCCTGCAATCGTCATGGATATTCTCAAAGAAATATCCGAGGTCTTCTTCATTCATATTTGCACTCCACTGAAATATGTGATTATAATATCTTCTGTTAGGAAGATTCCTGTTTGAAATATCTTCCTAATTAACAGGAATATTCCTGTTACTAGGAATATTCCTAACCTAGTACAAGGTCATGTATCTTAAAATCATTCTCCACTCTCTCAATAATATCCCCAATCATCCTTTGCTTTTTTACGCCCCCAAGTCTTAACGCTTCAATGACATCTTCTCTTATCTTCTCATCATCAAGATGAATGCTTTCGCATATCGGCTTATGATCTCCCGAAACAAAGTAATCTGCCGCCTCAAAGCTAACCTTCTCGTTCTTGTCGTAAACATCCTTCAATGCTTGCACGATCATCCTGCGGCACAACAATGATATGTGATCTAGGGGCTTCTCTGTCGAGAGACCAGAAGATGTGCTTTTCTTTGACTTGTCTATCGTTGGCATAAATTTTCCCCTGCATACAGTCTAAAATAACGGATTCATCAAGATCAGGCCGTCTTGAAGCATAGTGAATGGTGATGATGACAGCTAGGTCACCCTCAAGCAGTTCAGGCAACACCTTACACTGCTGATCAAAAAGTTTAACATAATCTCTGGCCTTCTTGCTTTTAATCACCGCAGGCCGTCCCCGTATCGTAACAATCTGTCTGGAGTTGGCCTTGCTTGCAGGCTCACCATGTATCACAAAATTAACTGTTGTCATATTACTTTTCCCGTTGTAAGATGTCTACTACTATATACCAATCAAATTATTTAACAACTAAGAGGGTAATTTAATGAGCAGGATGGGAAATTACTTAATCGAATCAGAAGAGAATGGAGTTATAAGATATGACGATAGATACGAACGATACATCCACCAAGAGCCTGATATTGGAGGACAACATTCCTCTGCCAAAAGATCGGAGGCTAGGGACGGGGGAGAGACTGCCCCCAGAACTCAAGGAAGTGATGAGTAGCATGGAAGTGGGACAGAGTTTCTTTGTTGAATCTACTGTTGATGAGCAAAAGTCTAAGATAGCGGCCATACGAGCGTCTATTAGTCGGTATGTTGATCAACCTGATTGTGAGATCAACGAGAATTGGTTGTTCTCTGTAAGAAAAGAAAACGAACCATTCCGCTTGGGCGTAAGAGTCTGGCGAATGGAAGACAAGGAAGACTAGGGTGATCATCACTAACAATTTTAATCTGCCTGATGTCGTTGTCTCTGCCTTAACGCAGGATGATTACACCAAGGGAAAGTCTAATAGGTCGGTTACTCAGCTTATTGATTCTCCGCAGGTTGCTGTCCTTGCCAGAGAGAATGCTGATGACATCAAGCAAGATGCTGTTGACTTTCTTTGGTCTAGATTTGGAACCTCAGTACATACAATGTTTGAGAAGGCCGCTGAAGGCGCAGACAAGGTTATCAGTGAAGAGAGGATGTTCGCAGAAGTTTTAGGTTGGACAATCTCAGGTGCTGTTGATCTGCAAGAACTGAGTGACGGTGGGCGTATTGTTAGCGACTACAAGGTTACCTCAGTGTGGTCAGTTATCTTTGCCAAGAAAGAATGGCATAACCAACTTAATTGTTACGCTTGGTTGATCAGGAAGTCTCATGGTGCTGTTGTTAAGCAGTTAAGAATTATAGCAATCATACGGGACTGGCAACGCAGACGGGCAAGTGAGGATTCAACATACCCTCAATCGCCAATAAAGATTATTGAGATTCCGCTGTGGTCTGATGAAGAGCAAGATGCTTATGTTGAGGGAAGGGTAAGGCTCCACCAAGAGGCTGAGTTTAAAAGGTTAACTGGTGGGGAGTTAGAAGAATGTACTCAGGCTGAGACATGGAAAAAAGATGATAGCTATGCTGTTGTGAAGAAAGGCAGAAAGAGAGCCATTAGAGTTTTAGGTTCTCAGCAAGACGCTGATGATTTCATAGATGCCATAGCAATCGAGCCTGAGAAGCATTCTGTTGAGGTTAGGAAGGGCGAGGCAACCAGATGCATTCAGGATTGGTGTCGAGTCAGCAAGTGGTGTCCACAATTTACAAAGGAGTATCGTTCGTGATTGGTAACGACAAAGCTACATATTTAAAGATGGTGTCGATATGGTCGATCACCGACATCCCAGACCTGAAGTCTAGCCTGATTGGTAATACGTTCAAGTTTACTTGGGCTAAAGGTTGGCTTACAGACTTGGATGCGAAGCTTTTTTACGATCTAGAGCCTATAGAGATTGTAGAGATTCTGGAGAAGTCTCTTGAGTTAGGCTTCAAGGAGTCAGGTAAAAACTATAGAAAGAAGTTTAAGGGGTTCACCAAGAATCCATTTTCAAGTCAAAACTAGGAGTGCGATAATGCCAAAGAAAGAACAATACCCAAATATAACGTATGGGGCTATCTGGAAAAACCTGTCTCAGGTTGACTGCTCAGAGAACGCCAAGAGCAAGAACGGACTGACCTACCTTGCTTGGAATGAGGCGTGGGCTTTGCTCATGGAGCATTACCCAGAGTCTTCATTTGCTTATCTAGACAATGAGGTGTACCCAGACGGATCAGTGTCTGTCGTATGTCAGGTTGAGATACATGGTCTTACTAGGCGGATGTGGTTGCCTGTTATGAACTACGCAAACAAGACGATCCCCAACCCTTCATCTAGGGATATTTCCGACAACAAGATGCGTTGTCTGGTTAAAACAATCGGACTTTTTGGTCTCGGCTTTCATATCTATAGAGGACAAAGCCAACCAGAGGACATGATTGATGACGTTATTGCTGAACAAGTTGTCAGTAAGCCAACAAAAGCTAAGACTGTTACGAAAAGTAACCCCCCTGTAGCAAAGAAAGAACCTGCTAAAGCCGTAGCTGACCCAATTGCTGACGCTGCTGAGTCTTACTTAACGTGGAAGGATTCTGATGCTCACTACTGGGTAGATCAGATGATTGAAGTAGCAACAAAGATGATTGAATCGCCTGACGGTCTTAGAAGCCAATGGCAAGCCAACAAGAAAACCATTGATCATTTAACAACCAACCACCCTGACGCATACAACATGCTGAAGGTAAAATTTACTGCACTATCTAAATCACTAGAAAAAGAGGAAGGAAACGATGAATAAGCAATATCCGAAAGGCGAAGGCGCAATGTTTGCAAACGAGAAGCAGAACGAAAAGCAACCTGACTGGAGAGGTAATATCGAAGTAACCTCTGCTCAGTTGCGTGAACTTCTTGCAATGGCTAAGGCTAATCAAGCCAACCCTGTAGCTGACTTCAAGCTTAAGATGCAGGTAGCTTCATGGAACCGTGTAGCTAAAACTACTGGCGCAGAGTATATGTATCTTAGCACTGAGGTTTATAACCCTGAGTCTGCTACTGCCCCTGCACCTACTCCCCCTCCTGCTCCTGCACCAGAGCAATTTGATGAAGATATCCCTTTCTAATGAAGTTTGAACTGAAAGAGAACAGCGGAGTGGTAGATATCCTTCTACCGCTCTGCAACCTTTTCCCTGAGAGAAGTCTGGAGTTAATGAACCTGTGCCTGAAGTCTAAGCGAGGCGTATCAGTCGAGATAAAAAGCATTACTAAGTCACGATCATCGATGCAGGAAAGGTACTACAGGAAATGGTGCGGTGAATTCGCTAAGTTTGTGGGCATGACCCATGACGAGATGCATGAAGAACTTTTGTGTAGAACATTTGGAAGTGAACATATTGCCACCACCCTTGGCGACATAAGACGGCCAGTAAAAAGAAGTTCAGAGGTTGGGGTTGTTGAATACTCCACTCTTGTTGAGATGTTGATATTTACAGCCGCTGAACTAGACTTCCAAGTTCCCCCTGCGGAAAAGATGATAGCTGTTTATGGGTAAAATTAAACTTAAAAAAAACATGGCTGTAGCTAACGATCTTGGTGGGGGCAAGAAGGTCAGAGGCACTAGGATAAAGAACAAGCTTACAGACATGGAAGATCGAAAAACAAACAGATATGACAAATCTGTGGATGACTGGATTAAAAAAAACGAAAGCAAATAATTAACTTGGAGTAACTTATGGAATTAGATGTGCGTAAGGCTAAAATTAACTTTCAAAAAGAATTGGATCGTTATAGCAAACAACTTGCTAAGTTTGGTAGGTTTAATGCAGATGCTTCTGATCTAGATTCTTCTAATCATGCAGACCTGCATCGTTTAAGTTGGGAGCTGTTTCTCTTTGCAGAAGAAGTTCTATGGGACGATTATGAGCGTGATGCTTTTATTAACAAGACTAATTGATTAAAACAATGAAAAGTGATTACTCCTCATTAGTTATTCCAAAGAATCTTTTAGAAGGGCTAATGAGGAAGCATCATTACTTATCTAAAGTATCAGCAGGATTTAAGAGTGGGTTTAATGTGGGATTGATTTACAAAGGGAAAGTTGTTGGCGGCTGTATATTCACTGGTTTTCCAGTGCCAGAGTTAAGTCAATCATGCTTTGGATTGGAGCGAGATGATCAAGATGGATTGTGGGAACTTAGCAGATTTGTGTTGGAGCCAGAGCATCAAGAATCAGAACACAACCTTGCAACATGGTTTATGGCTAGAGCTGTTAAGTTGTTAAGAAGAAAAGAATCTGTCCGGGCAATCCTGAGTTACGCTGACAACGATCACCACAGCGGAGTCATTTACTCTGCATCTAACTTCAGGTACTACGGGCTTACCGATAAAAAGAAAGACTTCTTTATCGAATCTCAGCAAGAAGATATGTTTTCTGGAACTCAAATGATTAAGCACAGTAGAGGCAAGATGAAAGGTCTTGAAGGTGAGTGGAGAGATAGGAGTCAGAAGCATAGATTCCTGTTAGTTTTCGACAAGAGCCTAAGCTGTAAATGGCAACAAGAAGTCTGGAGAAAACAATGACTATTACTGTATCTATCGTGCTGAATGAAGCGGAGCAGAAGCTTGCAACCTTCCTAGCAACAAGCAGATATCAGAACGCTCGATCTAAAGGCATTAAAGATAACAAGATTGGCGATCAGTCCAACATGGCTACAGACTTAGAGGGCATGGCCGCTGAGATAGCCGCTTGTAGGCTACTTAACGTGTATCCTGACCTGCAAACCGAAAGCATCCCAGTACACGACCTGATTACTAGCAAGGGCTATACGGTTGATGTGAAGGTAACAAAGTACGAGTCAGGTAAGCTTTTAGCTGTAAAG